ATGACAGCTATCAAATCTATATTTTTAAGCACCGCACTTTTAGTTTCTTTTAGTGCGTTGGCTAGTGATGCTGATATCAGCACGTTGAAAAAGGAATTAAAGGTCTTTCAACCTACAGATATTACCAAGAAAAATAATGACATAACTGTAGTTATACCAGCAAAAAACATCACTCGTGAAGCCTATGAAGCGATCATAACTAATGGGTTATGCACACCGATATGGACAAAAGATACCCCTTCTTCATTCCTTAATGGTATCAATACCTTTACCGTTGTTAACCAATTTAAAGCTTTTGGCTATACACTAGATTCCCCATTGTCAACTTGCAAAGAAATGGGCAATCTTATGCCAGAGCCAGCAAAAGTATTAATGTATTCAAAAACAAAAAGTTACACTAGTAGCTAGTCATTAAAAAACCCGCCACAAGCGGGTTTTTTAATATACGAGTCTTCCTCAACTGCTTTCAGATTCGTACTCAACATCCGACAATTTCACCTCAAGCTCTAGGCTCGTCGTAAAGCCGCTTTTACTCAGGTAGTGCATAACTTTAGTGATCGTCCAAGATTGCTCGTCTATGACGCGCTTAAACCCTTTAACCTGTACCGGCGTCTCAGGGTAAAGATCAGCCCGCCCCATCGCCAGCCTGATTGAAAACTCAGCAACGCCACGTTGCAGTTTGTCCCATTTTGCTTGGGCAGCTCGCATCGCCTGCGCTTTGGTTGAAAAAATTGTCGTCAGGGCAAACACGTTGTCATCCTCGCCGACCATGTATTCACCTTCCCTGGCTTCCGGCGTCTTCACCGCTTTTTTCTTCGTTACCGGTTTGGCTTTGGGATGCTGTAGTGCACGTAAATGCTGTTCTTTCGGTTTCCGCTTTAACGTCACCTTTCGCTTTTGTGGTTTCGGGTCTTTGGTGTGCAACCATTTTGCCGTTACACCGGTATATGCCCCACGGTCGGCAATCGAAAACTGATGCCTGTCCCCATCGCTGCGGGTGATAGTGACCTGCGGAATAGCCTTCCCGCTGGCTGTTAACCCACGACCAGCTTTCAGAAAAAGCAACTTTCCCGCTTTTACCGAAACCTCACCGCCGTTTCGCTCGGCGAGACGAGTCAAAAATTTAGCATCCGATTCCTGTGACTGATCGATATGCGGGATTTTAATTCCCGCCAGTTCAGGTATGACTCTCGATGTCAGTTTGTTACGCGTCGCTATCGCCGCCACAATTTCGCCTAAAGTCTTGTCATGCCATGACTCTTCTCGCCTGGAATTTAACGTTCCCCGAAAATCGGCACTACGGGCACGGATTGTCACGCTATCCGGTGCACCATGATGCTCAACCTCATCGACAGTGAAAGAGCCCTTGTTAATTAACGCAAACCCTTTCCATCCCAAATAAAGTGTCAGCACAGCACCACGTAACGGCAACTCGACCAGCCCGTCAGCATCATCAAGCTCGATGTCGAGCTGGTCAGCCTCGAATCCGCGATTGTCTGTCATGGTCAGACTCATCAACCGATTACTGATGTTGCCGGTAATATCTTTGCTGTCGAGCATCAGCATAAAATCGGGCGTCAGTACGCCACCCGCATTCAGATTCAGCATATCCAGCATCAGCTAATCCCCACCATGCCAGCCATTGACGAAGCCATATTACCCGCCTTGCCAATAAGTGCATTGGCCTGTTCGCCAATATCGCCATACAGCGCCGCGAGTGATTCATCCACGCGGGTGAGCGTCAGCGTGAAATCAATTTTTCTCGCCGTGCCGTCAGCAAAAAACAGGCTCCCTGTCTCGCTGATATTATTGATGACGTACATACCGTAAATAGTGCCGGTGCCATCCAGCAACGGCCAGGCGCGCCCTTCGTCAGCCATTAAACGAATAGCTGTCATCGTCAACTTTCCACCCGTTAGCTCCGGATATAACACACCGGCCAGGGTAATTCTTTCTTCCCCCGGCCCCAGATACTGGAAAGAATCCCGTTTACCTACGCGTGAGTTTGACGGCCACAGATATTCGGCATCGCGTTGTATCGTCTGGTGTGGCAACGTCTGGCGCATAAAAACAAACATACCGAGTGCAAGCATCATTTCTCGTTACCTCCTGTCAGTCGTGGATCATGCTGGCCCGCTGACGAGCACGCTTGTCACGCTCAAACTTTTCGAGCGCATCCTGTAGTTGACGATCGAGCTGCGTGCCGCTCCCGCTACCATCAACGGAAATGTGATACTCGCTTTTACTCTGGTCGATGTAAGAACGCCCGGCGGGTGCGGTGACAGGTTGGTATGCCTGATAGCCGCTATAAGTACTGGTAGCCGGGATATAAGTGTTACCCTGCGTGGCTGCGTTTGCTTTCGCGGCAGTCTGGTCAAGCGTACTGGACTCTTTGTTGATTATGCCGAGCTTCTCAAGTACCCAATCAATACCGCTGCGCAGCTTATTGAATGCTGTAAGCGGTAAAGTAAGAGCGTCAGCCAGGCGCTGACCAAACAACACACCGGCATCTCGGAAACTGTTTAACGTTTCCTGTGATGATTTAACCGGCGCAATCAGATTGTTAAACCAGTCCCATGCGGCTTTAAGTTTTCCACCTAGCCAGTCAAACATCGGTTTAAGCGGTGCAAATAGTTCTGCTACTGGCGTAAAGACCGTACGCAGTCCTTCCATCACGCCGCCAAAAAATGCGCTGATGGGCTCCCAATATTTACGGATGAGCAATGCCCCGGCGACAATCGCAGCCACAACAGCGACAACCGGCCAGGAAATCGCACCAATAGCGGTAATGATGCCTCCGGCCACCGTTGTAAATACGGTACCGAGTGCCGTCGCAGCGGCGATGATGGCATTTACACCGGTTATCACCGGCCAGGCAATCAGTCCAATAGCCCCAATCATCCCCACGACCCCGATCGCCACGGCGGTAATCCCCCCAAGCGTCTGCGCGAGCTCTTTATTTCGCTGGATCCACTTATCAAGTTTGAGAACGTAGCCGGTAGCGGTTTGCACCAGTTTGCGTAAGGAGGACTCCTGCTGGTCAAAAAGGTCAGTACCTACAGCCTCATATGCCGACTGAAACTCTTTAAAGTCGCCGCCGAGGTTATTTTGCATGACCTTAACCAGCTCATCGGTCTTACCATCTGAGGCCATAAAGGCCGCGGTTAACTTGTCCAATTTTCCACTTGAGGCTGCTTGTATCAATACGTTTGACGACTTAAGGGCTTCCTCACCAAAAATTGTTTTTAGATATTCCCCCCTCTGGCTGCTACCAAGTTTATTTCTGTTAAAGCTGGCATCTATTTCTTTCAGAATACTAAAGATTGGCCGCATATCTCCTTTACTATCAGCCGTTTTAACTCCTAGTTCTTTTAATGCTTCCCACGCATTTCCTGTAGGAGCCTGAAGACGACTAACCACAGCACTGCTACCAGTACCGGCCATAGATCCAGTGATGTTGTTATCATGAAGCACCCCGGTCATTGCTGCCGCTTGCTCCAAGCTCACTCCAGCAGTCCTAGCAACAGGAGCGAGGTATGTCAGGGCATCGCTCAACCCCTGAAAATCTGCGGCCGATTTATTCATCGTTGCTGAAAGCACATCACCAATGTGGGCTACCCGGTCATTTGATAGCTGAAATGCGTTTTTGGTACCAAGTAAAAGCTGAGCGTTTTCCTCCATCGTGCGTCGGTTAGCCAATGCCATGTTTAAAGTTACTGGCGTCGCGGCTAGAATTGCCGCCACATCGCCACCGGCTTTTGCAATAATTATCTGTGACCCGGCAGCATCATCGGCAGAGGCGGCAGTATTGTCGCCCAGCAGTCGGGCCTGCTTTCGCAACGCAGTCATTTCTGCGGAGTCTTTCGCCACGCCGAGTACAGCCTGTAACTCGGAGTTTTTCTGCGCAAAATCATAACCCGGTTTCATCAGTGCAACACCGGCCAGCGTGCCTGTCGTCGCCATACCGACACCGGCGGCACCCATTGCGGCCGCATTTCCGGCCAGCTCCTTACCGGACTGATATCGCTGCTTAACAGCATTGAGCTTTGCCTGTTGCGCGCTGACCCGCGCCAGCGCTTCACGCTGACGATTGAGCTGTGCTGTCGTTTCGCTAATGTTGGTTTTTAACCGGCGTTCATCCGCGGCCAGGGTACGGGTATTAATTCCCGCCTGGCTGAGTTCCTGCCGCTGGCGCTGTACAGCCTGCCGCAAGCTGTTGTGTTTGAGCTGGAGCGCTGCAGCACTTTTTCGGGCGGCATCCATTGCCTGCGCCTGCGCGCGCGTCGGCTGTTCCGTATTTCTAAACTGGATCGCCAGTGCGGCGGCTTCCTGTTTAGCTTTCTTCAGCTCCTGACCGGTAACGGCAAGTTGCGCGCTGGCCTTGCGAAACCCGTCGATACGGGATGCCTGGCCGTTCAGTTCACGCAGTGATTTTTGAGTGTCCCGGATGTCACCAGACAGCGTTTTGCTCGCTGTCTGGATGGATTTAAACGGGCGGGTCGCCTGGTCAACAGCCTTGAGTAATACCTGCAATTTAACGTCGTTACTCATTCGTGTTTCCGCTTCGCTGTAGCGCTTTTTCGCGCCAGGTGGTGAGCTCGGTCAGGCTCATGGGATATAACTCTGATGGCGGCCAGTGAAAAATCACCGCGATATCCGCCATCAGGTCATCGACCGACATATCTTTCGGAAAATTTAATCCGCCAAATTCGGCGACAAAAAACCGATCACCTTTGTTGCCAGCGCCATCAAATCGGGTAAATCCATCATGACGACATCCGACTCGGTGAGTGATGGGCTGGTCATACGCGGCAGCACTTTAATCAGGGCGTCGACTTCAGAGCGCGCAACGTCGGCCAGGCTGACACCGCGCAGGGTTCCGGCGTTGGGCTTCATCAGGGTGATTTTTTCGATGACCTGCTCGCCGCGTTTGATGGGGTTTTCCAGGGTGACGATGTTTTCTTTGCTCATGATTTTCTCGCTGTTTACGGATTCGGGATTAACCGGCCAGGCATGCTGGCCGGGGAAAATTACAGGCCGATATTGCGGCGGTGCTGGTCGAGTCGGTCGACGCCGTTCACCTTCTCAATCATGTTGAGGACGTCGATTTCTACCAGCTCTTTACCGTTCATGGTCAGCTTGTAGTACGTGCAGACCAGCGATAATTTGCTGCTGGTATCCTCGCCCTGTTTGCTCTCGCCGTTATCGACTTCCTTCACCTTGAAACGGGTCTCAACTTCCACCGCCACGGTTTCGCCGGTATCGTCACGCTGGTAAGAGCCTGCATAGCGCAGTAGCGTCCCGGTACCGACGGCACCATAAAGTGACCAGATCGCATCATCAGGGAAGCCGCCGAGGGAAATCTCCATCGCCAGCGCGTCATCGTCGAGGCCGAAATCGACAGGGGCCGAGCCTGACATCCCGCCGCCCCGGTAATTTTCCAGCTTACGGGTCAGCTTTGGCAGAGTGACGGACTCGATAACGCCGAGATAGCTGACGCCATCCAGAAACGTATTCAGGTATTTGAGCTTGCGCGGCATTGCCATTGATCAGGGCTCCTTAATTGCTGTTAACCGATGACACAAGATTCGCCAGGTATTTATCGGTAATGCGCTGGCGTAGCGTCAGGTTTTCGAGAGGGGGAACCGGCGTATAGTCGTAATCGATATACAGTTTCCCGGCTTTGAGGGTCGCCGCGTCGTTGGCCGATTCATCAAACCAGCAGGTCGCATCGACGATATAGCCTGCCGTTTTCATCTCGCGGAATTTCGCATTGATACCCGCAACGATGTCCTTAATCAGCGTGGCAGTGATCGGCTTGTCGACCGCCCACATGTGACCAGCGGCCATTGTGTCAGCGATAACCTGCGCGGTGCGGGTGTAGTTCTCGAACAAGAACAGCGGGTCATCGGAGCAACAGCGGTTGCCCCAGAAGCGGAAACCGTCTTTGCGAATGAGCGTGGTGACGCCAGCCTCGTTAAGCAGGTCGGCATCGGTGCCGGATTCCTGCAAATCCCAGAAGACCGACGCGCTGATGCCGGTGACGCCATTCACGCCAACGTTTGACAGGGTTTTATGCCAGCCGGTGTCCTGGTCGATTTTGGCACGCAGGCCCAGCGCGCGGGCGGTCGCCCAGGCGGTTTCGGTCGCGTTCGCCGTGGTATCCCATGCCAGAAAATCCGGCCAGATAACCATCAGCTCACGCTGGCTGAAATTCTCGCGATAGAGCATCGCCTCGGAAATGTTCTGGCAATCCCAGGCGCTGATATAGCCAAAGGCGCGCAGCTTCTGGCAAATCGGCGCGAGAGCAGTTGCAACCTCAAGGGAGTCGAGCCCCGGAACACCGAGGATGCGCGGTTTAACGCCGGTGACGGCCTCCGCCGTGAGCAGTGCTTTCAGCCCGGTGTAATTGCCGTTTTCGTCGGTGCCGCCGATGATATTAGAGACAGTCTGCGCTTCGGCATCGTCGCCGGTACCTTCGGCTACGCGCACAACGACAATGACCGGTTTCGACTGGTCGGCGATCGCCTGGAGGGATGCGGCCAGGGTGCCTTTTGTACCCGCTTTGGCGATGGCGCTTTGCACGCTGGTAATCAGTACGGGCTTATTGAGTGGGAAGGTGGCAGCATCGGCATCGCTGGCCGTGCAGACCATGCCGATAATCGCCGTTGATACGGTGGAAATGACGCGGGTGCCGTCGTTAATCTCGACAACCTGGACGCCGTGATGAAAATCGCTCATCCGTTTAACTCCGTGGTTAAGGGTGAGCATTATTTTCAATCGTGGTGGAAAGGGTGACGAGTCATCCCCGCTGTAACAGGGACAGTACAACAGGAATGACCGTCACAGGTCAGGCAACACGACTCCAGCACATCAGCAGCGTGTGGGATTCCACCACACTGAACGATTTGCTCTCACCGAGGTAATCGGTTTTGCCAGTGGTCGTGTGTTTGTGCGCCGGTACCGTGACTTCATGATCGTGCTCTCCGGCATCATCTGTCACACCCAGCTCTTTCGGGTTAAAGAGCTGCCGCACATCACCACCAATTTCCCATGGGTCATCTTTACCGGCCACACCACCATGACTGTGTTTACCGTTTTTCGTGGTTTTTAGTTTTTGCTCTATCTGCTCGCTGGTTTCACCGCTCACATCAATCTGTACAGCTGGCAGATTGCCCCGCTGGAGCGTGACGTTATCGCTGCCGCCGGTTTTCCCGACGTCCGAGCCGTCAGCTTTGCCGACGCGGATCGTTTTACTTTCGCCGGTATACACCCATTTAGACCAGGGCCAGCGCTCATTGGGGTTCAGGTTCTGATTAAAAAAACGTGTGGTTCCGACGGGGTTATCCAGTTCCCAGGCATCACTCACCGCCGATTTAACCGCATTAGCGATAGCCTGCTGAATATTTGTGTCGAGGTCCCCGACGACCTTATCGGCATAATCTTTCGCTTCATTTTTGGCTTTCTCAACATCTTCAGCGCTTGCCATGACCAGCGACAGGTCAGCAGTGATTTTCACATCGGCCGTATTGCTGACCTTAATCCACAGGTTCAGGGCATGCAGACGCCCCGACCCCTCGGCAAGCTGGGGTTTGTACGATTCCGGTACGCTGGCCACGGCCAGACAAACGCCATCATCATCATACAGAGCGGCTTCTCTTAACCAGAATCCGCCAACCTGCGGCGGAATAATCATTTCTGCACGGATGACGCTTGCGGAGTTATCAGCGATAGCCAGGCGATTAATCGGCGCCCGGTATCGTTCGTTAATCAGGCCATCCTGAGAGGCTAACGCTGCCGGCAGCATGCCGTTACCATCACCGACGCCCATCAACGCGAAACCAACCGGCATGCCAGAAAGCGCAGCTTCTGCCAGCGCAACCTCTCCGGCCTGCGTCAGAACCGCTGAATATTTCTTTTCCGCCATATCGCCCCCCTTATGCCATCTCCAGCAGATATTTCTGTACGGCAATATGTTGATCCGTTGTCAGAGAGCCATTAATTAAAACCACCGACTTAAAATCGGTTGCTAACCCGGAGTTGTTATTATCCGTTTTACAACCGATTAAAATATCTTTATCCCCTGCGGCAATATCTCCCGGCACGGAGGACGCACTCGAAACATATTTCCCCGTAGAGGGGTCATAAATGGCAATCGTAATCGTTCCCTGACGAATAAACGAAGTGAACGCAAAAAAATCGCCCACCTGAATGGATTCCGGGAATGAAGCATAGGCATAGGCCGGTACTGAAGCACCGGCATTCTGGCGCGCCACCAGAAGACGCCCGTCAACTGCTGTGCCGATACCAAAACCATACCCACTCGCTGCTGTGCCAGAAAAATCTGCCACGGCATAGGTGTTAGCTCCCCCGCCTGCCGCTGCCCTGCGCATCACCCCGGCGACGGTCAGCGCGACCGGGGCTTTGTATTGGGTATTAAGGTAATTATCACGGCTCACCGTGACAAATCCCTGTGAGTTTTCCACTACCCCGCTAACCATCAGCGGTTTGTCAGAATCAAAAGAGTTGAGAGTAATATCACTGGAGTTTGCCCCCCAATAATACCCGGCAAAAGGGATGCCATCCGTTTCGGGGAAATCCTGAAACCAGTTTATCTTTTCAAAATCAGCCATCATTTTCATTCCCGATTTAAATGGGACAGGACCACCGAGAAAAAGAGATGTAAACATATTTACTCCTGATAAAATTTTTCTTTAGCCATTCGGGTAATGATATATGCACCTTTGCTGCTCAGGTGTAATGTGTCCTGCCATGCACCGGCGGAATTATCATATCTTTTCGGGAACAATTCATACCCGCTGATAAAGTTGATGTTATTTTTCAGCGCCAGTTCGCGCATGGTTTTATCGTATTCAGAAAGGGCAGGCGTTCCCGATGCGCTGCACTGTCCCGGAGATATCAGGCAAATACAAATATCAGGTGATGCCTCTTTGTGTTTATCAATAATTGTCTGAATGCCGTTGCGATATTGTTCCGTCCCGGCAGACTTACGAAAATCATTCGTTCCCAGCACGATAAACAGTAAATCAATCTCCAGAGCTGACGCGACAGGGGCGATCCAGTCTTTCCAGTTGAGATAATCCGACGCCATTGCTCCGCCATTCCCCATGCGGGAGACAGTAACACCAGACTGATTCGATGCATCTTTGCCATACATCCCAAGGATAGAAACTACGCCATTTCCGGCAGTCTGGATTTTCACGGTATGTGCAACGGAAGCCAGGCCGCTGAGCTTATGCGCCAGCGCCTTACCTGTATTGCCGCCGGTGATGGTCGCCACCGTAATATCGTCAATGATGATGCTGAATGACCCGGTGCCGTCGTAATAAAACAGCGTCAAATCGGTGGCCTTAACCCCTGACCAGGTCATATAAGCCACGCTGCCGGTATTGTACATGGCGTTCCCGTCCGGGCCTGCACCATAACGCGGCGCGGCATTATTGTGCTCGTTGTCTCCGTCATAGACAGTAAACCCGCTGGTTTTCAGCGTAATACCGGCCATGACGCCATCTCCGCGCGTAGAGCAACTTATCCAGCCTGGGTCTTTATACTTCCCGCCCATCTGATTCAGGAGCGACAGAGGGATCGTGTTTTTTTCCGTCCAGGAATCCCCCGTCCAGGCATAATGAATCCCTACCTGTTCGCCGACAAATAAACGCGCAAACTTATACTGTAGCCGGTAGGTATCGCCCTGAATAAAGGTTTTATCTGTCACTTCACCGCTAACGGTTCCACCGCCACCATCACCAACCAGATTCTTAATAAACGCCTGTAATTGTGGCCCCAGCCCGGCAGCGTCAGGGAATCCATCGTCAAACCACAGCGGTACAACGTCGTTATCGCCAAAGCAGGCGGGAAAGAATTTAGGATTAAAGTTTTTTTGCGGGAGATATTGTCGCGCCCACATATTCGGTATTCCGGCGACAAACTCCTGTAATTGAGGCCCTAATCCGGCGGCATCGAGACAGCCATCATCCAGCCAGAGCGGCACGACATCATTGCTTCCGTGAGCCAGAGGCAGCATCTTGCCGCTGAATGACCCCGGCACGATTCGGCGATCCACATACCCTTTCCCGGCATAGAATGCGACCGGTACTGCAACGCCGTCAGCATTCCGGTAGAAAATAAACGACTCATCAGCCTCAGGCCCCTGAGCCACGCGGAAAATTTTACCGGCGGGCGTGGCGGCACGCCCGGCAATCGTCCCGTCCGGGTCTTCTGCTGTTTTGAAGAAAGTGGATTCCCGATAATCGGTAAACCCTTCCAGCATCGTTTTCAGGAATTGTGTACGGGCGGCTAACTGCTTTGCCTGAATATTAGCGGCACCCGTTGCACCGCCTTCAACTTTATCCAGACGGGCAATCTGATAAATTTCATCAGCCCACTTAATTGTTTCGGTAATTTTCGTCATATCACTTTCCTGAAAAATAAACATTGCCGGAATAATGCTGCTGACCGTCGTAATAAATACCGCCATCCGGGACATATTCGGGCGGGTACACTGTAATGACTTCTGAATCAATAAACGCAGTACCAATACTGGCTAAAGCCGTAACACTCAAAGAGAGCGTGAGCTGCGATATATGACGACTGACCGGCTTCGCATCGCCAATAATCCGCTCCAGCTCTTTAATCATTGACTCAGTGATGCCGATATCATTGAGGTCAATCTCAAGGCGGAAAGTCCCGGCAGGGTCGGCAACCTTCCACCATTCCTGGAGCGTCATGCTGTAGCCCAGCGTTTCAATCACCCGACGAACGGCGGCGACGGTTCCCTTGCGTTGGTGGATCCAAAACGCATCACTGACCGCCTGGCGCTTTTCAGTTTCTGACCAGGTTTCCTCCCAGCGGTCGACAGAAAACGCCCACGCCAGATAGGGCAGGAATTTCACCGGACATTTCCACGGATTCCACAAATCTCGCAGCGGCACAGATAAATCGCTGATAGAGGCGCATGCTGCGGCGGCTCGCTGTTCCAGCAGAGATGACCCGTTCGCCATCAGCGAATTATTCATCCGATCCCCCGATAATGACGCGGGCGTCAGTGCAATAAGCGGCCTGCGTTTTATCCAGCACCACATCGGCCAGCGGTTCGCGCAGCTCGACGCGCTGGACCCCCTGCACATGCAGCGCGGCGTAAATCGCCGACATTCGGATATCACGACCGAGGCGGCGCTGCTCCGTGATATAGGCAGTTAACTGCGCTTTTGCGGCGGCAAGAATCGGCTCGGTCGCCGGGCCGGGGTAAACATACAGCACCGCGTCGATCGCATAATTGACGATTTCAGCCGAGACGACTGTCAGGCGGTCAGCGACCGGTCGTACACTCTCATCATTCAGCGCGGTACTGACGGCCAGCAATAAATCGTCCGACGCCGTGCCGTCACCTTCCCGCGACAGTACCGCGATAGTAACCTCTGCTGGAGCCGGGCTGTTCGCCGAAGCATCCGCGACACGTCCGTCGGCACTCAGGGCGTGAAATTCATAGGCACCGGTTGGCCCGGCAACACTCATACCCTCAAATGCCGCCGGTACGCGCTGACGTAAATCGCTGTCAGATTCCATGACCGCCGCCACCGGCGGGATTTGGGTATCGTCTCCGGGGGTGATGACCAGGCGTTCAACGTTATTATTTGCCGCGAGCTGGTCGAGGTCGTTTTTGATGGCATAGGCCACCATCCCGGCTTTCGCCGCCTCGTTAATGCGCTGGCGTAAAATCACCTCGCGATAGGCATTCTCTTCGAGATATTTCACCAGTGGCTCAGACTCCAGCGTTAATGTCCTGGCGACCGCTTCCTGCTCATCTTCCGGGTACAGTGAAATCAGCGTCGCTTTGCGCTCGGCGAGGATGGTTTCAAAATCCAGTGTTTCCACCACATCAGGCGCGGGGAGCTGGCTCAGGTCGATAACTGCCATAGGTTCAACTCACAGGGATGGTTAAGGAAAGGCTCTCGCCGGTATCGGTGATTTGGCCGGTCACGTCGACGACCATCTGCCCGTTAAACTGCCGCGCTGTGGTGATGCTGGTCAGCCTGACGCGCGGCTCCCACTTCAGGATCGCCATGTAGCACGCGGCCATAATTTGCAGCTCAAGCGCCGGGGTCTGAGGCTGGTCAATCATCTGCGACAACAGCGAGCCGTATTCACGACGCATGACGCGGGAGCCGACGGGCGTGCGCAGAATATCCCCAATGCTCTGGCTGATATGGTCAACGTCTGAAATGCTTTCACCGGTCTTGCGGTTCATGCCGAGATAACGCGCTGTCATAGTGGTTCCCCCGTTTCTCCGCCGCTGTCGCCTGGGTGTTTATGGGTGTGGAGCACCTTGCCGTTAGAAGAGAATGAGCCGCCGTCATGCTCGATATCGCCGGACATCTTGCCGCCGTTCTTTACCTCCAGCGTGCCGGTCGTCAACTTATTGGTGCAGATCACCTCCGGTGAATCGAGGGTGACGCGAGTCGAGGCTTTGACCAGCACCACCGGCACGCTGACGGCAACCGAGTCGGATGCGGTCACATCGGCAGTTTTAATGCCGGTGACGGTCAGCGCGCCGGTTTCCGGCTCATAACTCATGACGGCACCGTCGGGAAACTCAACGTGCCAGGCATCCGCTGAGGCCGACGGCGCGCGGTTGTCGTCGGAATAAATGCCGGGCAGCACAAAAGCGGTATCGAGCTCACCGCCCACGGCCAGAATCATCACCTGCTCACCAACAGAGGGAGCCCACCAGGTGCGAGAGCGCCCGGCCCGATGCGTCAGCCACTGGAGCCAGTCGGTATAAATGCCGCCGGTCTGCACGCGACAGCGCCCGGCGTCGAGGTCAGTTTCGACGACAATGCCGGTGCGGATCATGTTGCGTATCGCCCTGGCGAGTTCCTGGATAGATGCGAGAGTATTCATGAGAGAAAGGATGCCGCCGAGGTGAACCGGCGGCAATCTGAGGGCGTTTTGCCCTGGCTGGCACAACGTTATTGGTATCAGCCCGGATTTGACCTGACACATTCATGGCACAGAGCCAGACCTAATTTGACTGGAGGCTCTGTGCCAAAAGCAGATGATGCTGCAATTACTTTTCTTAGCTGATGAGTCAAATCACATCAACGAAATCAACACCAGTTAATTATACGTTTTATTTCAGCTGAATCATTGGCTGCAAGAAAATGAACTCACTTAGGATTTTTTTTGTAATTCTGAGTGAATTTTTCTAACATTTTTTTGCTCTCAGCAGCTTGCGCTTTAATTTCACCAATAACAATCGGCAAATCCTTTAAGAATTTACCTGCTATCTCGGTGCAGATCTTTTGACCATGTAGACGCCTGACAAACTTAACAACTTTAGAATCATTTATGTTTTCAACGCTACCCTTCTTAATTTCATTCCGGAGATAGTTCCAAAACTCCTCACTCGACAGCTTGCTATCAGCAGTCAAAATATCATCAGCCAAATTATAAAAATCAGGAATAATTATGTCTTTCAAATCTACATACTCAATTAAACTTCCAAAATCATCTTTTAAAACATTCTTAAGTAATTTAATTTTTCTAATTACTGGCACTTTATCAGAAACTGCCATTTCGCAAACCGGCAACAGATCAAGAACTAGCATAATTGCTTCCCGTTCAATATCTGCCTTTACTACTTTTCCGTGAGCAACAGTATTTCTTATTACTGGGAATTTAAAGGAATAGTATTCAAAATAAATAAACAACATACTATCTTTCAACATCCTTAACTTTTCATTAATTGATGCCAAATCAAGTCTAGACTCATCAATTCCCATCTCGGAGCAAATATCATGAAATATCCCTTCAATTTGCATAGGTAGCATATTAACAACTGAAATATAATCGGCATTCTTATAATGCCTCAAGATCGTCGAGATAACATCGCGCCTTTTACTTATAATATGGCTAGTTAAAAAACACTCCTCTACAATATCAAGACCGCAGCCCACCCCCTCCAGTTCGCCAGAAATATACCCTTTTGCAAATATATAGAATTGTTCTTTGTCATTATTGTAGAGTTCTTTAATTTCAGAATGCAATTGCACAGTAAAATTGAGAAACTTATTGGACATAACGGTCATTTGCTCTACGTCAAATGGGTCAAAATAAGAGAACATCATTCCACGAGAATAGCTATAAGGCATTGAGCCAGTGAAAGCCCCGATTACTGAAAGTGTTGTATCTTGATGTTGGCAGTTTAATAATGCGTAAACCTCCAAACGTTCAGTTATAAATTTTAAAATTTCATCTTTGGCATACTGGTTTTTGTCCCTGTAATATTCATATAAATTTCTATCGTAACGCTCCTCACCATTTAACCAACCAGAAATCCTCTTTTTTTCCTCAAGGGTCTTAAGGTGAGCATTAATCAACTTCAGTTGACTATCAATTTTTTTCAAGTCATCACTGGCTTTATAGAAGAGATTTAAAACCATTGTGATAGGTTCTTTATATAAAGATAGGTAATGACTAGCAATATATTTGTAAAATTGCTCTTCATCTTCAGTGACATCCTGCTTGCCAGACTCATCAATGAAATTCAGCCGAACCTGAGAAAAATCAATTTTAAATAAATCCAACCCCAATGCGTGCTCAATAAAACGCCTTCCTATCTGCACTAGAGTCATACGACTTTTATTATGGTTTTTAAATGCACCTAAATCAAGTGCGTTTAATTTATCACGATTCAAATGTTCGAACACTTTATTTTTCATCACTCCCCCAACAATCACATTAATTAGATTATTAAATGTGATTATACCTTTTTTTGGAAGCTTTTATAAAAATTTCAAAGAGAATTTTCAACTTGGTATATCACAACAAACCCTCGCGACAAGTCATTATTTAATCTCGATTTATGGTAGCATTGTAGATTATTATTTTATACTACCAGCCCCTAATGCTAAATATTCATACAGATTGGGAATAACTAAGATTCCCTCACAGGAAGATGCGTCCGCCCTTCGCTGTAAGTTCAGTCAGCGAGATAATCGATAATGACGCGCTCCACAAACTGCTGGTCATATTCAGTAAAGCCCAGGAGCTGGCGCTGTGGGTAGTCAACAGTAGCGCTTTTGGTAGATGGCTTATCCTTTAGCCCTAACTGATGCACGCGGGCGATGCGCTGCACTTTCCCGGTAAATTCCACCACCGCTGCGCTATCATTGCCGCTCGCCTTCATATAGAGATTGGTACGCAGTTTCACGAACATCTCGCGCTTAATCCGGCCTTGCTTTGCCCTGACGGGCGGGCGCTTACGCGGGGCAAAGGGCGAACCGTCCGGCGCTTTCTGCGACTTAATGCGCTGTTGTTGCCGCTGGCGCAGTTTCTTTGCAATGTCGGCGGTCATCCGACGCCGCCCGGCGGGGGAAAGGGCCGCTATCAATCCGGCGAGCTTGTCCTCAAAGGGTTTGAAGTCATTCATCCCATTTACTCACCCGTTTGCCCTTACTCCACATCTCGACAGGGCGCGTCACCGGCTCCGGCGGTGGCGGTTCCGGGATGTTCTCCACGTACATTGCGCCGTCGGCCTCTTTGACCAGCGTGCGTTCGGTCAGCAACAGGCTGATGCTGACATCGAGGCTGCTGTCGTTATTAATGTCAGCGTACCAGGCAAATCCTTTTTTTCTCCCCTCGTCGGTTGTCATGATGTCCGGCTGATTGACGCGCAGCCAGGCCATAATCGGCACAAACAACAGGTCAATATCGTCGGTGAAATCCGTCACCACGATGTTAAGCGTGTACCGCTTTTCAAACGACAGGGAGCGCGCCAGCGTCGCCGTATTGTTGCCATCGTCCAGGCGAAGGCAAAGCATATCAGGGTTGGTACGCAGTACCGGCACCGCATCAGTTAAGGCTTTTCGCAGACTGTTGGGCTTTTGCATCGATTTCATCCTGGCATTGTTTAACCGTATCGACCTGGATTGCGCAGCTTTTCAGGGCGTTTTCAAGCTGGCGTATATCCGCACTCAGGTCGCCATTAGTCAGCGGGTCGCTTCCCGGCATCGGGCAGGGGCTGACCTTCGGGCAGGCGTTGTAAACAATCACCGGCGGCGGCGTTGGTGCAGGCGGCGCGCTGGTGCAACCGGCGCACAGCATCAGGTAAATCAGCGCCATACCAGCGGCGAAACGCGTCATTTTCATTGAGTAACCTCGTGATGGTTTGTTCACGCCGGAAAGCCAGCAGGTTAGCCGCTGCAAGCTTGTCCCTCATGGCGACCTGCGCCAGCTCTTTACGTTGCGACTGCTCTGCGGCCACATTGAGCTGATTTTTCAGCATGGTGATCGTGGTTTTCTGCGTACCGGCGACCCGGTTCGCACGTTCAAATGAGGCGCGCAAATTGCTGTTATCGTGTCGCATCCACAGCAGACCCGCACAGGCCAGCCCCAGCAGGAGAATCACTATCTTCATGCAGTTCCCCCTCCGGCCTTGCGCCACACTGCGACCAGCTTGTTGAGGCTATGCTCACGCTGACCGTATCCGGCACCCGGCAATGAAGCCCAGATATTGCGACAGCGGGAAATCGCGCGCTCGATGCGCCCTTGCTGCAAATCTTCCAGCGCGCCACGCTCCCGAATAAGCTGAATGGCGAGCCTGTCCTGTGATACCGGGCTGAAATCCGGCAAAGCGAGCTGTTTCTGATAATGCGGCCAGAACAGATAAAGCTGCTGGTAACGCCCGGATGCCGTGGATTTTTCCCCGCGACGATTGAAGACCTTCGCCGGGCGTCCACCGGCGAACGGGTGATCGCGATAATCGGTAAAAATCTCCGGCTTGCCATCGAGACCCGTGACGATAACGTCGTAACCGTTGTTTCGGGTCAGCGGATGAGTTGCTGTCCCTTCCGAAAACGCCAGCGTGTCGAGGAATGCCGCAACGTTGGGATGTGTCTTAATGACTGCCATCGTTTTCCCCTTTTTTAATCCTGCGCTGGATAGCAAGCTCTACCGCCTGATAACCGGCGATACCCAGCATGGAGCCAAATCCGCACACGGCAGCAGGCGGCAGGTCGGGAAACTGCACCAGCGCCACCCCGGCCACCATCGAGACAAAGCCGCCCAGCAACATGCGACCAATAAAAAGCCGGGCAGTGATGGGCTCGCCACCGGCCAGGACTTTACCGACGACAATCAGCACGCCGATAACAAAGAGGGACAGGACGCTTTTTTCCCCTTCCGTCATGTGTTTACTCCCAGAGATTAATTGTTTCAGTTACGGGGGATGACTGGACGTCGGGCAGTTCGACCACAGTGCCATGCGGCAGCACTGCGCCGAGTTCGGCCAGCCCCGGATTTGCGGCGAGCACCGACTCGAAGACCCCCTCAGTGCACCCGTAATACCGGGCGCAAATCATGTCGAGCGTGTCGCCCTGTTGCGCGATGGCCTGCATCAGATTTGGCTCACGATGCAGCGGGGTTTGTCCTGGACGCGTGATACGGCCCAGCGCATGTCCCGCCACAGTTCGTCGACAGTGGTATCGATGCTGTCGGCTTTCTTGTCACCTCTGGCGCTGGCATCCACACCGCGATAACGCTCATAGAGCGTGGCGGTCGCCATTGAGGTGACGGCGCGCAGGTAATAGAAAACGCGCGCACTCTCGCCGTCGAGATCGTCAGCCGGCACGTCGGCAAGCTTGCTAAAACCCCCGGCAATCTGCTGTTCCCGCCACAAAAACAGCTCAGCATTGGTTTCGGCGATGCCGGTTTTGATGGCCTCACGAAGCCGGGCCGGGGCGACGGTCTGCTCAAGTCGCATCCCTTCACGCACGCGTTTCGGGTCGATGTCAGGAAAGAAAAACGTATTTTTTATCACCGGCTCATCGCTGGCAGGTGGCGGGATGACCACCACGCCACCCGGCTGCGGCTCATCGTTCTTTTTAATAATCAGCGTCGTCATGACTACCTCTGAATAGGTGGGCGGTGGACGCCGGTCTCAGGTCAGGTAAAACACCCTCATCGACCGGCGTGCCGCCCTGGCGCGGGGCGCATTCTGTTAACCGGCGGTCTTTTTCGGGCGGCCACGTTTAGCCGGTGCCGTGGTTTTCACGGCGCGCGGCGCTCTTACCGGGGCTTTAACGACCGTTGCCGGTTTGGGCTTCAGCTCTCGCTCAAGCCGTTCAATGTCTTTTTTGACGCCTGCCTGGCAATCGAGCTGCATCGCTCGCCTGAGGTGGGCCAGCGCGTCGGCGGGCTGTTTGTTATCCCGTAACACCTGACCGGTGATTTTGTGCAGCTTTGCGCGCACTTCATCAGGCATATCGGCGGCGGCGGTCAGCGCCAGCGTGTCGAGCAGCTGGCTGACGACGACCGGTTCACCGGCGGCATGGGCGCGCATGGCGGCGAGCGCCACCTCTTCGGTAAACATGTACTGTGGCGGGCGGCGGTGTTTGCCTGGCATGGTCAGACCGTACTTAAACGCGTAGCGGGCAATATCCATCGCGCCGCCGATATCGCCGACATCGAGATGCCACAGCATGACGGTCATCACGATGTCATCCTGTGCACCTTTGCCCTGTTCCAGCACGCCACTGACCCACGGCAGATAGAACGGCAGCAGCTCGCGCTTTTTCGTGGCTTTCAGCTCTTTACCAAAGATGGCTTTTAACGTGCGTTGGTCTGCGGCCAGCTTAACCAGCATCTGCTCGTAGGCAGTGGCATGCCGCAGCGGGTTGTTTTCCCGCTGCGCGGTTTCAATGGCCGAGACCCGCATCATGTGACGCTGTGCGGGGCTCGTCATCGGTTAGCCCTCCGGTTGTGCGGCAGAGAAATCGCCCAGCTTGATATTTTCAATGAAGCACCCGGCGGCGTAGGTTTCGACCACATAATCGATGTTCATCGATTCGTAGTTTTCCACCTGGTCAAGTTTCGGGTTTTCGATGATGGATCGGCGGTGGCTTTCGTCCATGAAATAGATGGACAGGTTATCGAGACGCGTCACCATAATCGCGTTCGCCGGGAAGTACGGCACACGCACGGCAGGCAGGTTGCCGATGCGTTTCTGGCTGATGATGATGTCAGCCGCGAGCGCTTCGCTGTTCAGCTGGTCTTTGTTAACGATCGGGAAATATTTATCGGCCAGCAGCTTACGACCCACAATCGCTACAAGTTCGGCATCTTCCTGATAAATCTCGTCAATCAGGTTGTCGGTTGCATCCATAACCAGTGCATCGAGATTGACGTAATCGCCGTTTTTACCCACACGGATCACAGCGGAAACAACATTCCCTTCTTCGTCGACAATTTTGCTCATCACGCGGGTCGGCGCTTCATTACGGTATTTCTGCAGCCAGCCGACGGCGACGTCCTGCAACATCGGATGAGTGGCGCGGTCAGAGGTTTCGGCGCGCTCAACGCCGTTGAACCCGGCCATGATGAAATCGAGCGCCTGCCGCTGGATGATGGCATCACGAATACGGCGCTGGAAGTCCTGGAAGCGCGCCCACAAATCCAGCTTTTTATATTTGAAGTGAAAGTCGAAGTTGACCTGATCGCATTCGTACTTGTTGGACTCCAGCGCGGTAAAGTCGGCGGTTTTACGCTCCTTGCCGCTGTTGGTGTCCGTTGTACTGGCGATGGCGCCATTGACGCCGACGCCAATTTTTTCACCCTTCAACTCATCAACCGGCACGATATTAATTTTCTGCAAAAAGGCCGAGGACATCTGCACGGTGTTCATCATGGTTTGCGTGACGGACGGCTCGACGGAGAATTTTTTACTCACGTCGTCCGGGTCTATGCCGTTCAGCTCAGCAACGCGGGACATGTAGGCATTGAATTTAAAACGGGTTTCCTGACGCATAGTCTTTCCTGTTTGGTTAAATCTGGTTGTCTGACCGGGCAAGCCTGTCGCCCGGCGATAAATTCATGACCGTTTAGCAGTCGGTCAGCAGCTCATCGCCACCACCACCGGTGGAGAGCTTGCGGCGTGGCTGCGCGGTGCTTTCGGTTTTATCCAGCGACGTTTTTAACTGGCTGAATGCCTGGCTGGTCTGGTCGGCCTTCGTGGTGACGTCCTGTTTCAGCGTCGCAAAAGCATTTTCCAGCGTGGCAAGACGCTGCTCAGTGGCGGTTAGGTTTTCCTGCACATGTTCACTGACGGTCGTCACGGCTTCATGCACATCCTGAAAACGGGCGTCATCGCTGGCCTGTTTGCGGCTGAAGATCGCTTTCACTTTGTCGCTCAGGGCGGTAAAGACATTTTCCGCCTGGTCTTCAAACTCCAGCTCGGCGAGTGTGGCGACGGAAATCAGGTTGCCCGGCTCGGCTTTGAAGCGGTTGAGGGGGTTAAATTTGGCACCCCGGCAAAATTCGAGGTATTCGGTGCCGAGGCTGGCCGGGTCATCGGTCACGGCGAGGCCGACCAGGTAGCATTTACCGCTATTGGCGAAATTCGGCTGAATTTCCATTGAGGTGTAGACCTTCTGCAATTTTTTATTCATTGCGATCAGGTCATCGGTCGGGGTGATTTTGGCGAACAGCGCCAGCTTGCCTTTCAGTACCGAATCGTCGTCAATCTTTTCAGACTTCAGCTCAACCACATCGCCGTAACGGCTGAACGGGCCATCCGGCAGGATGCCTTTCAGGTGTTCGAGGTTAATGCGGCAACCATAGACGCGGGGGTCAAAGGTCTCAGCCATTTCCTGAATATCCGTCGCGCTGATAACGCGGCCGTCACAGGTATCGCCTTCGACGCCGATGCGAAACCATTTTGAAACTTTTTTTGCCATTGTCAGGAGTCCTGATGTCGGGTTAACGGGTCGGGGCTAGTTTCCCGACGTCGCCACTCTCCCGCCATCAGTCCCGGATGGCTTATCCCTCACACAACAGCACCTTAGCGATTCGCATCACCCGTTTCTTTAGCCTTGCCCTGTATCAATCACGGCGAGGCATCCATGACCATCACCACCGACACCACTTTATTAAACGACCCGCGACGCCAGGCGGCTTTACTGTACTGGCAGGGGTTTTCCGTGCCGCAGATTGCCGAAATGTTGCAGACCAAACGCCCCACGGTGCAGAGCTGGAAACAGCGCGACCAGTGGGACGACACCGCACCGCTTAACCGGGTCGAAAGCACCCTTGAAGCTAGGCTGATTCAGCTCTATGCAAAGCCCAACCTGACGCCCCACGATTTCAAGGTGGCGGATTTTCTGGCCCGACAGATGGAGCGCTTTGCGCGCATTAATCGCTATGGCCAGACCGGAAACGAGGTTGACCTGAATCCCAACGTGGCCAACCGCAACAAAGGCGACCGCAAAAAGCCGACAAAGAACTTTTTCAGCGACGAGGCTATCGAGAAACTGGAAGAGATTTTCTTTGCAGAGTCTTTCGAGTATCAGCTCCACTGGCACCGCGCCGGGCTTGAGCACCGTATTCGCGACATTCTGAAATCGCGCCAGATTGGGGCGACGTTCTACTTTTCCCGCGAGGCGCTGCTGCATGCGCTGAAAACCGGCCATAACCAGATTTTCCTGTCAGCGAGTAAGACGCAGGCGTATGTATTCCGCGAGTACATCATTCAGTTTGCCCGCCGGGTCGATGTCGACCTGACCGGCGACCCGATTGTCATAGGCAACAACGGCGCAAAGCTGATTTTTCTCGGTACCAACTCAAACACCGCGCAGAGCCACAACGGCGACCTGTATGTCGACGAAATTTTCTGGATCCCCAACTTCCAGAAACTACGCAAAGTGTCGTCGGGCATGGCCTCACAAAGCCACCTGCGCAGCACCTACTTTTCGACACCTTCCACCCTGGCACACGGCGCTTACCCGTTCTGGTCGGGGGAATTATTCAACCGTGGCCGCGCCAGCGCAAGCGAACGGGTTGACATCGATATCAGTCATGACGCGCTCGCCGCTGGCGTGGCGTGTCCTGACGGTCAGTGGCGGCAGATTGTCACCATTGAGGATGCGCTCGCCGGGGGCTGTACGCTGTTCAATCTGGAGCAACTCAAGCGCGAAAACAGCGTCGACGACTTCCGCAATCTGTTTATGTGCGAGTTCGTTGACGACAAGGCGTCGGTGTTCCCGTTCGAGGATTTGCAACGCTGCATGGTCGACAGTCTGGAAGAGTGGGAAGACTTTGCGCCGTTCGCCGACAATCCGTTCGGCTCCCGCCCGGTGTGGGTGGGATACGACCCTTCGCACAGCGGCGACAGCGCCGGGTGTGTGGTGCTCGCGCCGCCGGTTGTCGCCGGGGGCAAGTTCCGCATTCTGGAGCGCCATCAGTGGAAAGGCATGGACTTCGCGACTCAGGCCGAATCCATTCGCCAGCTCACCGAAAAATACAACGTCGAGTACATCGGTATCGATGCGACCGGCCTCGGTATTGGCGTCTTCCAGCTGGTTCGCTCGTTTTATCCCGCCGCCCGCGATATTCGCTACACGCCGGAAATGAAAACCGCAATGGTGCTGAAAGCAAAAGACGTTATCCGCCGTGGCTGTCTCGAATATGACGTCAGCGCCACCGACATCACCACCTCGTTTATGGCAATCCGTAAGACCATGACCAGCAGCGGGCGTAGCGCCACCTATGAGGCCAGCCGCACCGAGGAAGCCAGTCACGCGGACGTCGCCTGGGCGACCATGCATGCGCTGTTAAACGAACCGCTAACCGCTGGCAGCGGCCAGGTAACATCATCCATTCTGGAGTTCAACTGATGAGTAAATACAAAGGCCGCAAGCCACAGCCACAAAAGCGCCCGCGCAACATGAAAGACAGCGCGCCCCAAAAAATGGAGGCGTTTACCTTTGGTGAACCGAGCGCCGTGCTCGACCGCCGCGATATTCTGGATTACGTGGAATGCGTCAATAATGGCCGCTGGTTCGAACCGCCGGTCAGCTTTAACGGGCTGGCGAAAAGCCTGCGCGCCGCCGTTCACCACAGCTCGCCGATTTACGTTAAGCGCAACATTCTGGCCTCAACGTTTATTCCGCACCCGCTACTGTCACAACAGGACTTCAGCCGCTTCGCGCTTGATTTTCTGGTGTTTGGCAACGCGTTTTTAGAGCTCCGAAAGAGTGTCACCGGTCGCCCGCTGAAGCTGGAAGCGTCACCGGCTAAATACACGCGGCGTGGTATTGAAGATGATGTCTACTGGTGGGTGCCGTCATTTGACCAGCCGCACCCGTTCGCGCCGGGATCCGTATTCCACCTGCTGGAGCCAGACATCAACCAGGAGCTGTACGGCATGCCGGAATATCTCAGCGCGCTAAACTCCGCCTGGCTGAATGAAGCGGCGACGCTGTTCCGTCGCAAGTATTACCAGAACGGGGCGCATGCGGGTTACATCATGTATGTGACGGACGCCGCGCAAAGCGGTACCGATGTTGAGGCGTTGCGCGATGCGATGCGCAGTTCGAAGGGGCTCGGCAACTTCAAAAATCTGTTTTTCTACGCACCGCACGGAAAACCGGACGGCATTAAAATTGTGCCGCTCAGTGAAGTGGCAACGAAAGACGATTTCTTCAATATCAAAAAAGTCAGCGCCGCCGACCTGCTCGACGCTCACCGCATCCCGTTCCAGCTGATGGGCGGCAAGCCGGAAAACGTCGGCTCGCTCGGCGACATCGAGAAGGTAGCAAAGGTGTTTGTCCGTAACGAGCTCATCCCGTTACAGGACCGAATGCGCGAGGTTAATGCGTGGGCCGGTCAGGAGGTGATCCGCTTCAAAAGCTACAACCTTGATACTGAAAGTGACTGATTTCCGCCGCCTCCGGGCGGCTTTTTCTTACCCTCACGCCTGACCGCCTCAGAAGCCCGCCACGCCCTCAAACACCCCCGCACCACCCACCGACACCCTCGCGAACCTGCGCGGCACAGCGACGCGCTCAGGCTGCGAAAATAAATGCGCAAAAGTACGCTGGCGCGCAGTGCTTTCCCCGCCTCGCCTGCGCGCTTCATGGGTCAGTTTTAATGCAATTGCATAGTAGTCCAAAGGTCAGCGCGGACGAGCCCTAGAGTATCTGAGGGCTGAATCAATAACTAATGCAAATTCACGCATTCACATGCGAGAAGCTAACCTTCAGGTTGTGCAACAATTTGTGCTACCTGCACTCGCGACTGACCAACGAATAATTTCTCTGACACGATATATTCTCTTAGTATTTTCAGGCGCCTGTAATACGCCATAACTGCGCGTAACTGTTGCAAAGGATGGGCGCCAATCATATCAAATTGAGCTTGGTAAGTTTGCCATCCCAAACATCTAAAAAGAATCCTTACACGCTTACGAAGATTTTCGGTAGTTTCAAGATCGATGTTCCTAATCTCAACCCCTCCATCCTCGTCAAACCCAGACAATCCTTTATCTCTAAAATATGCGTAAGTATTCTTATAAATTTTTTCTAGACGATCATAAATAAATTCATTTTCGACGCGAGCAGATACATCTTGAACACTCTGAGCCAAATCAGGAAGTAGGTTCAATTCAATATGCCCAGGCGAGTTGTATTGTAGCGAACTAACCTCCGGGCGATGTAAAACAGGGATAACATTCTTTAACCCAGTAAATATATTTACTGCTGAGATACCCCCAGTCCAATTACCCATCAATCGCAGCATCGTGTTTCTAATCGAAACTCGCCCCAAATGAGCAAGCCCGTAGTGAAAAGAGTACAATTGTTCAAAAATCTTTGGGATAACAGATAAATCGTTTATAAACAATTGATTATCCAATCCAAGCATGTAACTAGAAGTACGTTCTTGTTTTAACAATAGCGCATCATCGGTACATATCTCCTCATATAAATATGAGTCTTCATCAGGCATATACTCTTCAGGGAAATTTTCCACATTCAGAAGACTGTAATTTTTACGCCCTGTTTCTGCGTAATGATTGCAGATATACACACACTCATTTGATTGTATAATCTCTCTTAAACTCATTCTTTGATTTAGATATGAGTCTAATGTCGATCTAGACACAGGGATTAAACACCAACGGTTAGCTCGAGCCGAATTATCAAGCCAAACATACAGCGCATCCTTATAACCACTCCCTCGAAACAAGCAAATTAGTGGCCCATCAAAATATACCAAATCTGAATACCAAGAATAATCCCCGACCGCAGGCGCATTAATTCTTTTAGCATCTAATCTTATCATGGCAATGCTCTTATAACCTGAAAGCCATTAGAAAAGTCAGCATCTAAATATGGATGAAAGTCGAAATGGCCTTTTCTATTTGGAGGCATGCATTTGCCATCACGACAAGTCACTGCACCTATTGCAAGATGATCTCCAATTGCCTTCTTAATATTTCTTATAGATTTAGAAAGCCCAGCATAAGCAACAACAGCTTGTCGTTCTGATTCATACATAGACAACGCCCACATAGAGCACTCCTGCTGACTGTCCGACGCAACTCTCTCTGGAACCCTTCTTTTGGGAGGCCAAAAGCAACTTTCTGTTATCGGATTGAGAGTGAAGCGCCAACATTCCTTATCACATTCAGTCGCGGCGGCTGGCGGACATTGAGGTACAAGATCGCTAATTTGCTGACTATATTGATAGACAAGGGCTATAGGCTGTTCAGCAACATGTTCGATTAAATCTATATTCATTGCTGGGGCGTGCTCATCAAATTGATTTTGCTGCTCATTTTGAAATACAGGCATAGATAAAACTCCTTTCTTGCCTCTTTATGCACTTTTAGTTTTATCAATCATAAACGTAGCGTCTAATTTTACAAGTTCTAAAGTTGGAACTGTTATGAGGTTAACACATCCAAAAGAACACTTTTCAACTTACAATCTTTGAGAGAGATAGAAAATACGAACTACATTCCAATCCCCACGCAACTAGTCGTGGGGTTATGCTCAGCACTTTTTTCAGGTGCTACCGCCAACTTTCATCTTCCCAAACTTCCTGAAGGATACCGTCTAACGCCTCGCGGTCTGATTCCTGGTCAAACCCCACCAGTTCAACGCCTGTCATAGACCCTTTTTTTACCGTCACCCTCGTTGATGGGAAAATTGATTGCACTCGTCGAGTCAATTCGCTCTAGAAAGCATCAACTACGAGCGGCCCTATTTTTTGGTCTTTATCCAGCGTGATGTTAACCCTCTCCTCGCCCCCTTTTTTTAATCTTTCTTCAACAGGAGTAGGAGCGAAAACAACCGAAAATGATTTGTTTTTCATCAAGTTCCCTCTCGCGATTTCCGCAATTAAATTCAAAGCAATTTCACGATCTCTTTCCTGACAAATACCCTCTGTCGTCAGACGCGCAATCATCTCGACCCGTTCAATCATGACTTGCTCGTTTAACTCTCTATCCACACAACCTCCAATACGGGATACTGTATAAACATACAGTATCATGAACCGATAAAAAGATGAAAGAAAAAGTTACGCCACATAATAACGTATGTGCATGATATGGATATGAATTAGTTACAATCTCGACTTAGTAACCGACGCCAACGCCGCGACTCGATTTAGGATTTGTCTTGCCTGCACTCGGTGTGACGGTGCTGCCGGAAAAATTTCACCGGTTGCAGAACCACGACACCATTTGCCATTTATGCAACTTTTGCCACCGGCCATCAGGTGCAGGGCCTCACCCCGGTTGATGGTTTCACCGGTCGCGAGCTGAATCTCGTCTATTGTTCTTTCAATTGCCGCGCTTTGTTTATCCGTTCCGTGGACAAAATCACGCCTGATAACCCGTTTTTTATCCCTGAGCCTGGTCGTTAGCTTCCGCCTTTCACATCGACTCAACGGTTTTGATAAATCCAGCTCCGGCGGATCGTTCTCGCTTCTCGTACAGTTATTGACAGAACTCCGAGAGGGCGCAGGAGCGCCCTTAACGTCAACGGCCAAATCAACGGCACGCTTCGGCACAATTTTCCACTGCGTTAGCCTGGTTAAAATCGGGGTGTCAGCGCCGACGGCGGAATCGTACACGCCACGAATGCAGATAGTTTCCTCACCATACTGGTTAAACTCGGCGCGAGGCTCATACAGCGTGCGCACCTGCAAATCGTCGCGACGGACAAACGGGCCACCCTGCGCATTAACGTAACCAGCCCAGTCACCGGCGTCAGCGGCATCATGGACTGCGGCAAATTCAACGCTCAGACCGTGCGCGGTCTCGGTATCAGCGAGACGACGCAATTCACGGTAGACCGTCACCGGCGCGCCGCCAATAAACTGGAATTGACGGATGTGCCAGCGCGCCGCCCATGCTGATACGGCGGGGGCAGTCTCTTTAAGCAGTTCACCGCTTTCGTCATCGGTTTCGCCATCGAGAGCATATCCGTCGATATTTTTCGAAATGTATTTAGCAACATAGCCGGTAGCGCTGCCCTTCTCCGGGTCAATAGCTTCGGCGTGGAAACGTGCTTTTTTGGCTTTATCGCTTCTCAGTTCGTGGCGGTCTTCCTCCCACGCATAATCACGGATGATAAGACGCACGCGCTCAACGTCTTCCGGTAACATAAACATAAGCATGTGCCAATGCGGCGTACCATCATGGTGAGGCTCGGCAACACGTATGCCGAAAATGCGGATTTCTTCCCGGTGCAGCTTGGCGCGTATGCGCGCCCAAAGGCCGGTTAGATAGCTCTGCGTGTCCGACGGGCTGGCGCCATTCCATTTACTGTTACGGTAGCCCGCTTTAGTAGTGGCGTGATATTTAGACGGTGCGGTCAGGGTGTAAAACTCCCCTACATAACCTAATTCATTGCAGATATTTTCAAACCCACGGATGCGGGTCATCAGCTCGCAGCGGCGTATTGCAGGGTTAGCGACAGAACCGTCATATTTTTCTATCAGGCTGATGCGGTTGCCGTCTTCGTCTTCGAGATCCAGTCCCTTGAGAAATTCGCGCGTGCGGCGTTTCTGCTCACGCCAGTCAGTCACACAATTTTTACTCGCGTAGGCATGTCGTTTCTTGCTGACGTTGCCGACTGCAATTTGTAGATGTTCGCGCCATGCCGATGCGACACGACGCAGACGATTACGCCACCATGACTCAGTAAACATACGGATTACTGCTGGGGCGATATCATCTTTGTTGAAGTATTTATTTGCCACGCGCTCCCAATGGGGAGGAGTGACATTGAATTGCAGAGAAATAAAACCAGCGTGCATGTACCAGGTGTATAGCGTTTTGAGCTCACCAAAACCTGAATCATCAATATTTGCCAGCTCAGAACGAATGAAATTAGCAATGTCACCGGCCAGTAGGTCAACATCGGCTCGCGACATATCAGGAAGGCGGTTATATCTGGCGACCAGATTAACCATACGTGACGCCAGATATTGCATGAGTCGGGTGTCAAAATGACCACCGAAAACGGCAGTTGAGGCATTACTGTTGATACCCGCGCTCTCGTATTTTTTTGCGACCAGTTCAAGACGTGGCAATGCCTTTTTACAGAAGCTGATTAAAAAAGCATTGGCTCGTTGACTGCCCTGATTTTGCTCCAGCACCGTAGCGGTACGATATACGTCATAACGCACGCACTCAGGCTGGAGAGAAAGCACTTTTCGCGCATGCAGCAAAGCCGCGAACATACGGTCGCGGCGATGCTGTTGGTCATAGGTAAGATATGGGCTGGCTATTGCCGACCGTGGAGCATTCCACGGATAAGCATAAGAAACCGTAGAGCTATGCATCAACGCTAGCCCCTTGAATGGCTGCTATGCATAGTTGCCCTACCCGCTCAATTTCTTCCGCCATAGCGTCAATGGCAATAATATCCGAGCCATGAATCTGATGGTGTATCAGGCCGGAAATAAGCTGGTTAATCTTCGGATAATAGCCGATAGTGTCGAGCCATTCTTCACCAGCTTTATTTCCTGACTTAACTACTTTCTTTTCATTCAGGATGAATTGATATTGGTCGCTGGTAATAACCCATTTGTCGCCGACTTCGATGCGAATACCCATTTATACCCCCCGGTAATGTTTGGATTTGAGCTCGGCGATTTGCTGGCAGGTTACACAAAAGGCCACTCCCGGAATCGCAATGCGGCGAGCTTCCGGGATTGGTGTGTCACATACCTCGCAGGTAAAACGAGAAGGAGCAGCGATACGGCTGCGCGCGTTGTTGATAAGGCGCTCACGTTCTGCCTGTTCACGCTGTTGTGCGATATCCATTGCATCTGCCATTAGTGCAGCTCCTGAGATTCGTTTTCGTAGCGGGTGGCTTCACGGCGCAGCAGTTCAGCCGCTTCTATGGCGCTCATACCTTTGTTAGCGATATGGGTTGCCAGTGCCTCAAGGCGGATAGATACAGCCAGTGCGCGCCCTTTGCGCTCTTCAGATTTTGCCTCTTCCAGCAATACGGCCAGCGCCTCTTTATCGACTTTGAATTGACGGGGTTCGATATTTTGCATAGTGCTTTCTCCTGAATTCGGGCAATGGGAAGCCCGACGGGTTGACGTCAGTTAATGAAATTTGTGTATTAATTCGGCATTGTAAGCCGCTTTGGAAATAAGCTCACCACTGCGCGAAAATGATTCATCGCCGTAATAAGCGCTTTTTTCTCGTCAGTAGTCAGCTCACTTAATTGGAGCTCATGACGAGCCGCCGGTATTTTTGCCAGAAAGAAAATAGCGGCCAGCGCCCGATTATTTTCTTCAAATTGTGGATCACGTTTATCGCGCAAATCATCGACAAAACGTTCTACCTCTTTCCAGCAATCGCCCCAATATCTAGCGCGCAATTGAGCCACATGATTGAGGCCAGCCAGACGTTCACCCGCTTTTAGCGGAACAGTCGCGGAAACAGCTTCGATAGCCATGATTCCCCCTGTTTTTGTGTAGAGAGGTCAGCCAGTAAATCAGCCTGTGATCGGCTCGGGTGCCAGCGCTTACCGTCCTTACCTGTGATCCAGCCGTGTCCGTAGTGCATGCCGGGGCTTTGCTTAACGAGCAGAGAAGCGAATGACGGTTCAGTATTCAACATACATACCTCACATCAGCCCGAACGAGGCACCGAGGCCGCTCATGGTGTCGACTACGCTAGTCATTGCCGGGTTAGCCTGTAATCGCGCCTGTAATGCCATTGCCGACAGCGACAGCATGCGAATACCCGCGTTTACGCTCGCAATCATGTTTTGCTTACGGGCCGTGGTAAGGCGGTCGCCTGAAACGGCACCGCTCGCCAGTTCGCCGAGTTCACTCATGGCGCGCATGACGTAGGATTGCAGTTTTTCTTTTGCCAGCTCGTTGACCGGCACGCATGGCAAACAATGGATCTGCGCCAGAAAACCATCGACAAGGGTCGAGTCTTCGGTCAGGTCTGTCAGAGTCCAGATTTCGCGCGGCGTTAACTGGTGTGGCTGTTCCGGGTTGAGTTTGTTGTAAAGCGTATGCGGCTTGATACCGGCTTTATCGGCCAGCTCTTTCACGTTATGCGTGGCCGCGAATTTTCTGCATGCATCATCAAAGTGTGCATGTGACGAAACGCGAAAATCTAACATGTTTAGGCTCCCTCTAATCACTATGATGATTTACACGTTAAGTGAAATGTCGCATTCACTCAGAGCTTGAATAGTCAGAGCAGCCATGTTCACTTCAACCAGGCCCTTAGTCTGTTTACCCTTTGGCTTGATTGGCAACTTTCCGTATTCAATCAGGTTCTTAGCTGTTTCTTTGTTAGTGCCAGTACGGCGGCAATACTCATCAAGTGGCAGGTAAGGCTCAGGGATGACGATTGTAATGTTTGGTCGCATAAGGCAAACTCCGCTGGTTAACCTGTACGGCAATACAGGGCAATAATGGGCAATGTTTCTTTAAACCTACAAAGCGGAGTTTAATATCACTCCACGAAAACTTGCAAGGATAAGTTTTCATGAAGCTACAAATTGATTTTTCACAAGGCGGAAATGACACCTTAGATCGCGTCATTGAGGCGTATGGATTCAGAACTAAAGTCGCTCTTGCAGAACATCTAGGGATAGCGAGTAGTAGCCTTGCTAATCGATATAAGAGGGACTTTTTCCCGGCAGATATCGTGGTTCGCTGCATGGCTGAGACGGGCGCTACGCTTGAGTGGCTGGTTACCGGGAATGGGCCAAAGTTTGACGGCGAAGACCTCGACATTCTGAGAATTGCCAGACAAAAAATTGTCGACGGTCAGCTTTATGACTCAGGGGTTCTTATGTTGGATAAAGCTACATTTTTGCCAGGAAAAGCAATACCAACGAAGCCTCTTTGTATCATTGAAAGCTCAACGACGTATGTTATCGAGAGGGAGTTTTCAGAGGTGTTTGATGGTGAATGGCTTGTCGATATTGAAGGTAAAACAAGCGTAAGGACACTGACCCGGATCCCAGTAAAGAAAGTTCGTGTTAGCGGCGCTGGCGCGGCTTTTGACTGTTCCATTGATGACATAAGCGTTATCGGGCGTGTGGTGCTAACAATAATCAGCGGATGATTAGTTATGACCGTTCGAAAATTAAGTGATGGGCAATGGGTCGCTGACTTTTATACAGTCAATCGCAGCGATGGAAAGCAGGGTAAAAGAGTCCGTAAAAAATTCTCTACTAAAGGGGAAGCTCTTGCATTCGAAAACTTCACAATGCAAAAGGTTGATAACTCCCCCTGGCTAGGTGATGGCAAAGATCGCCGTCGTCTTTCCGACCTCGTTCACCTTTGGTTTGACCGTCACGGAATTACCCTTAAAGATGGCGAGAAAAGAAAGAAATCCATGCTATGGGCGGCGGAGTGCATGGGCTCCCCACTTGCTAGCGAATTTAGCGCCCAGCTATTTACCGCATACCGCGCAAAGAGGCTTGAAGGGCATTTCGCTCGCACAAAGAGAATTAGCCAAGTATCGCCACGGACGATGAACCTTGAACACGCTTACTTTTTAGCTGTCTTTAATGAACTCAAACGATTAGGTGAGTGGGCACCACCCAACCCCCTAGAAAATGTCAGGCAATTTCGTACTGAAGAAAGCGAGATGTCATATCTCACAGCTGAGCAGATTGAATCGCTGTTAAAAGAGTGCCGCAACAGTTCTGCTGAAGACCTAGAGATAATCGTTAAAATTTGCCTGGCAACTGGAGCGAGATGGAGTGAAGCAGAAAGCCTAAAGCGTTCTCAGGTTTCCTCGGGGAAGATCACTTATATCAAGACTAAGGGTAAAAAGAATCGAACAATACCCATATCGGCCAAGCTAATGGGGGAACTCCCCAAAAAGAATGGTGCGCTATTTACCCCGTGCTACTACGCCTTTAGAAATGCCCTGGATCGCGCAGGGATAGAGCTTCCTCCAGGCCAGTTAACTCATGTCTTGCGGCATACGTTCGCCAGCCACTTTATGATGAACGGCGGGAACATCCTCGTATTGCAAAAGATACTGGGGCACACCGATATAAAAATGACAATGAGATATGCACACTTCGCCCCCAACCATCTTGAGGATGCAGTCAGACTCAACCCTTTAGATTGTCGCAAAAGTGTCGCATCAACTTAGAATTATTGCCCTATATTGCCTTATATATTTTTATTAACGGCATGATTATTAAGTAAGTTATTGTTTTTCGTTTGGCCTTCATGATTCTCATAATCGCTTGGTCGTTGGTTCAAACCCAACAGGGGCCACCAAATTTTAGATTTAAAATCATATAATTAAGCCACTCGAAAGAGTGGCTTTTTTGTTCCTGAATTTTAAAATGGCACCACAAACCGCTGAGCAGCGCGCATGGCTTAGCGTGTTGTCGCTATCCCATTAAGAGGATAAAAAGTCCGTTATAACGCAGGGAAAATTTGCGCTTACGCTAAAACAGATAGCATTCTGCATTAGCAAAATATTGCTCAGAGCATCTCGGGCAGCCCATAACCGCCGCACTCCTGTTGACTTCTGTCTAACTACGCAACGTAGTCTTAAAATATCTTTCATTCCTGCAATGCTGGAATTCATACTACTCACGATAAATGTAACAACACAGGTCAATTTCCGAAAAATAACCATAGCCTGCGCCTGCTGATCGAAATCAACGCGTTCCTCCCCCCGCTCTTATATATAACCCGCTGACTTACAAAAAGGATGAAATGATGAAAATACGGGATATATCAATCAGTACCTGTCTGGCACTGTTATTAATGGGTTGCGTAGCTAAACCACCCATGGCGACGGAAAATGAAATGAAATAGGCCGCCGCGTTTGCTTTTAATGTCGATGCTTCGCAGGTGACAATTTCCGATGCGAGGCAGCAGGATGTGAAAACCAACTTTGTGGTCACCATCGGCAAAACCAGCCATCGCTGCTATGTGACGAAGGCCGCCGAGCCGAAGCTTTACGGGCAGATCCCGCTGGGCGGCGGTAGCACCGTCTCGGATGCCATCTGCGCAGGCGCCAACCCGACGCTAGCGAGCAAAACCTGCGACGCCCTGTCGCAAAAAGCGGGCCGCTGCTGAGCCTTTGCGCAGAAGAAGGCCGCTAACTGCGCATTTAGTCACTTTTTCTGCCGTTTTACCGCGGTCGCTTAGTTCAGCGACCGCACCTGCTGATAAGAATTGAGCCGTTCCCGCAGCGAGGTGAGCCAGACATCCGGCTCCTGACGGCAGATTTCGGTGAGGATCGGCGTCAGCACCAGCTCGGCTTCATGGAAGTCGGTCCACTCCGGCGGCTCCAGTGAAAAAGGATCGTTCATCAGCCAAATCACCATCGGCGTCCAGGCGCGCGGATCCAGTTGCAGATAATCCTGACAGCGCATCATATCTCGAGTCCGCGCCTCATCGGGGACGACATCCTTTCCCACCGCGGCGCTACTCATTGCCAGTACTGTTATTCCTGCCAT